GTATTGGCCAGTGATACTCTATCGGCCTTCGATAAGGGCGATCCAACAAGCAAGACGGGTTGGGACAACGATGAACTGTTCGCGGCGTGGCAAGCCGTGCGGGCCGCCATCAGCAAGGCCGATCACCTCTAATCTTCTGAAATATGGCCATAATTCTGGCCTTGCAAAATATGCGGTTTTGGCATATATATGGGACGAGCGCCGAGCAACTTTCGCCAGCAGGACGTGACGCGGGCAATTACCTCGCCACCATGGCGCCGATAGGAAAGCGAAAACAAAAATGACGATCGAAAAACGCCAAAGCAAGCTACAAGACAATTCTGATGCGATGGAGCGCTGGCTGGGCAAGCTCTTACGTGCAGCGCACGAAGTTGAAAAACTGCGCGCTCAACGCAAGCGCCTGCTCGGTAAGAAATCACCGCGCGCCATCAAATACCGCAATTTCGACGAGATCCGCATGGCCGCAGGCGGCTATGAATTTAATGACGACATACCACTATGAAAATCCGCCTGCCATATTTGAAAACGTGGGTCCACAAACCTAGCGGGGAAAGTTCCATGTCGCATAAGCGTAATCTCGATGGGCGCGCTGGTGCCCGCCTTAGTGAAATTCGTGCATCTCGGGGGATTTCCCAGGCTTGGCTCGCCAAGCTCGTGGGCGTCACGCCCGGCGCTATCCAGGCCTACGAACGTGGCCGCTCCCGTATGACGATCGAACGGCTCGAGCAGCTCGCCCACGCCCTCAAATGCGAGCCGGCCGAGCTTCTAAAGGCCGCCGGTAGCGCAATCGCACCCTTCCTATACCGTCGGCCGCAGGGGCGCGGCCCAAGGCCCTAGCCGCCCTTCTGCACGGCTTCAACCATGCCGGGAGCATCGAAGCCGATCGCTTCGGCCAATTCGATCAATTCGATCACATCGAGCCGCCGCTCCCCGCTTTCAACGCGAGCAATCCAGGTTTGCGACCGTTTCAACTTTTTGGCGAGCTGAACCTGCCTGATCCCGGCATGCTTGCGCTCGGCAAGGACGAGCTCGATCAACCGTTTATGGCGCTTGCTGCGAATGGTTCGCACCTTTTCTGAATATGCGGAAATGGACCTTAGGCCAAATTCGCATATTTGGTTGATGTATATCAATTTTGCTGTATGTGCAAATTATTCGGAAATGGCCTTGACATATTTATGCGGAAATAGCATATTTACAACACCGGGAATGATCCCGCAACACGAAGAGGGTAACGTAAATGTTCGATGAGATTCTGGCAATTCAAGCCAAGGTTCGCCGCAGAGCGCGAATCCGGCGCAATTTAATTTTGGCGGCAATGGCCTGTATCGCTGCGACCGCGACCGTCTTAACTACTGCCGCTTGGGCATGTCCGCCTGGATGGTCACAGACATGCTATTACGTTGGTACAGTACCAATCTGCCAATGCGTTAAGTGATCCAGCAAACACGGCCATGACTGATCCCATCGAAGAAGCCGGTGAACCAGCCGGCTTGTGTGATTGCTGCGGCAAGCTCGGTTACCTCGGCATCGGCCGCATGCACTGGCTGCGCTGTTGGCCTTAGTGCCTTTCTTCATCATATTGATTCTTTGGGCACTGGACGCCAATCACTAACACGCGAAAAACTAGAGGTGTAAAATGGACTGGACTGCAATTCAACTTAGCCAACGGGCTCGGCGAACCCGCCGCGCTCGTCTCGCTGTCATCGCCGCACTCGTCGGCACCACCGCACTAGCTGCTGGCATCCTGGTCGCACGCGCGGCCGAACCAACCCGCGATACTTGCCAAACCGACGAAGACTGCGCCGCTGCATGCATGAAGACGGCAAAGACCAATAAAGAAAAAATAGAATGCTGGGCCATAGTGTCAACGCGTCCTGCAGAAGAGTGCAAAGCCGCAGGTGATTGCATTGACACACCAAAACCAGTGCGCTTCCGCCCATCGCAATCAGTCTGGCAGTGCAATGACCTACGCATCACTGTCACCCAATCTGCTCCCTATACCTGGAACTATGATATCGGCGGAACGATTTGGGGCGGGATCAACCTTACTTCCGACGGTCCCAATCTTTACTTGCGAGGCGTGCCATGCGTGCCATTGCGTTAGCATTCGCCGCGCTCGTCTTCATGGCGCTCCCGGCACAAGCTGATAATAAGTGTCGCGTTATCTTATCAGATGGACCACTCGCTGACACTGCCTCGCCGGAGGATGAAGCGCTTTACAATCGTTGTCTCAAACGGGTCGGAAGACCTCGCGCCTGTGTGTATCAATGCAAGCTGGACGGTCGAGCCTGCTACAATCGCTGTATCGTGTATCGAGGAAATGCGAGAGTAAAATGAAAACCAGCATAACCGGGAGTTTTTTAGGAAGGCGGCGCCTCAATAAGATCGAAGAATAGCACGAACAGGGCGATGAGTAGCGCCAATACCGCAACCGAAATGAGTACCCGCCGCCAAGGCGGTATCTGCGACCAAAAGTTCATGTTGCCTCCGATGCAGGATAGATCAAAATAGCTTCGTCATCGGTTTGCAGGTCCAAAATTTCTAGAGCTGCTAACGACAAGTCCATTGCCCTTCCCGTGGTTTCCTGGTTCGGCCCCCAGTCAGCAGGATAACAAAGCACCTCGCGGCCGTTGGCTGGATTGCGCACCAACGCTTGCACCGAAGGCCGCCGCAGCATTTCTTTGCTGACGATGTCATATGGCCAACGAGCAGCGCAATACATGATGCCAGGATTTAAGCGCCGAGCGAGTCCTGTCGTATTCGGCGGTTGAGCCGGCAAAAAGAGCCAGGGTGCTTCGTCATAAGAGTACCAAAACGCGAGACCTTCCGAGCTCGATACGCCGTCGACATCGTCCGGCCCGCCAAACCATGAAACTGTGCCTTCGGCGCGGAATGATGCACCGCTGGGCGGCCGTTCCGATGGTGGCCGATCAACAATATCCTCACCGGTAATCGTGGCAGCTATACTTTCACAGATGCTATCAAAATATCGCCGGTAGCAGCTAACGTCAGGTTCGCTTTCGACGAAACAGACTTCGATTAAAATTGCCGGCGCGTTAGTGTGCGTAGTGAAATAGAGTCCATCGTCTTTAGGACCGCGATCTATGAGGCCGGAAGCAAGCGCAATTTCCGAAGCGACCGAAGCCGCCAAATTGCGCATCGAACTATTGCCGGCATAGTGAAAACATTCAGTCCCGATTGGCTTCGGATAAGGCGAATCGTAGGCATTATTGAAATGGACCGAGACATCCAGATCATGAGGGCCAGCATCGTTATGGGTCGATACGATGGTTTGTAAATTCGTATCCTGATCATGGCTCGTATCGTCATGGAATACGATCACGGTAGCCCCAGCATTGCGGGCAAATTCAGCCACCAGATCCACGACTTTTCGCGCTTCGGTGACCTCTGAGATAATACCTTGCGCTCCGGGTACATATTTGCCATGACCGGAAGAGATGACTATTTTCATTTGCTTTTAGCCTCCGCTTCTCGTTTGGCGATCTGCTCACTGGCTTGTTTATATGCGCGTCTGGCGATTTTAAGTCCGTTCGTGAAATACTGCGGATCACCGGCTTGGCCCTTGAGCCACACCGCCCACAAATTCAAGAGCTGCGCATGATAGGCTTCTGTGAGCGCGCGTTTATCCAGCTCAAGAAGCTCGCGATCGATCGGAATATCTTCATAGAGCCGTGACGAGTCAGGTACCGGCTTGTCTACTGCTCCAAGCTGATAAGGATGTGATCTCTCGCTTGCAACCACATATGTGGGTTCGCGTCCACTGCGGCCATTGCGAAACACGATCACCAAACACGCAGCCATGAGAAGCTGCAATATTACGACAGCCGCGATCAAAGAATTCAAGTTCCATGGTCCCGATATTCGGACGGCGAGGGTCGTGGATGCGGCCCTCGCCATCCCCGCGCCAAGTCGCCGTCGTTCGTCAGCTCGGCCCGACGCGGAATACTATAAGCTCGTGGAATAGTTGACATTCAATGTATCCCCATTGACAACGGCCTTGTCGCCGGTACTGAACGTGCCGCTAGACCACAGCGTGCCATTGGGATCGTCCTTGGTCGCGGATGCGCCACTGCCGTAACAGAGAAATGCGCCTTTGACCGTTCCAGTACTGGTGATTGCGAACGATAACGCGGCCGACAGCGCTTTCGATCCCGCGGAAGCGGCCGACCAGATCGCTGTCTTGCGATTGCCTGAATAAGTCGGCGCATTGACACCGCCGGCCTCGAGCCAACCAGTATGTGAGGCCATCGTATCGCCAGCCGCTACTGCCGTATAAGAAATCGATGAGATTAGCCCCATATATGGTCCGGTCACCGAATAGGTCGAACCGGCGAGGAAAGTGTCGAGCGCCAAATTTTTGCCGACCGTGGCGACTATATTATCGATGATTTCACGCCATTTCAGCTTGCCATCGACGCCAATGCATTCGATCTCATATCGGCCATTTGCCTTGGCGGTTTCGCCCATGCTGCTGCCGCGGATGATGGATGCATCGTGATATTCGCGCGCGTCGGCGCGTTCTTGTGTCATTGGAGTCTCCTTCTATGCAATCTTGAACTCGATTTCACCGATGTTCGGTCCCGAATTCGTTGCGCCGCTGGTTTGCCGTAAACGATAATAGCGGTATGCGCTCGTATTCGTCACTGGCACGGTTTGCGTTGCTGCGCTGCCAAGCGTGAAAGTTTCTGGAAATTCGATATAGCTGCTATCGTCGTTTGAGCCACCAAAAACCCATGTGCCGTGACCTATAGCATTGGCCTGATACCATTTGAACTCATCAATATATTTCGATGCTCCGGCGCCGAAATCAAAAGTTATGGTGCGCAATGTTTGCGCTGTGAACCAAATATTCAAGGCATACGACCCGTCAACCAATTGAGAGATAGTGCCCCCGCCAAGAGTGATGGTTGTTGTAACGGTAATGGTTGCGGTTCTGTTACCAGTGCCGCCCGGGTTGGCATAGCTCGTAGTTGGCGGTGGCGGCGATGTAATAGTCGCATCGATTGCGTCCTGCCCCGTTACCGCCGCAACAGTTGCTGCACTATAGACGAGACTGACATTGACACTATCGACTGCACTCGCCGGCTCGAGTATCACAACGCCAAGAAATGCGTTGAACGTATCGTTGATCGAAGCTGGATCATCAACCAATGCAGCAAATGCTGCAGATCCGGTCGTTGATACATCATCTGCAGCGGCAGCTTCCGCCATTATGGCTGGAATTGCATGCCGTTGAGGCCGCAGGCTGACGTTACAGATAAGCATTTTATTTGGGCAAGGTCACTTTTCCGGCGGCCACATAGGCACTGGCACCCCCATCAGAAGATATGAGCGGACTTCCAGAATATACGGATTTGAAAGAACCGGCCGGCTTTGCCGCATATATTTTGCCGTCGATCGTGGAGCAACAAAACTTGCCACCGCCCGTCGAGTCTTTTTTAGCTCCAGAATAGCAAACAGCTTGAAACGGCGCCCCTAAGGCTTGAGCATATGGAATTGAGGTTAAAGATTGTGGGCCGCCAGGCAGCATTGCAGCACTGACGGAATAACTACCACTTCCGTCGTCATCATGAAAGCCCGTAGCAAAGGAACCGCCGCCGCCCGCCACGGGGCCTGGATTTCCCAGCGCGCCCGAAGCAATGAAAATATCGCTGCCGGCACCAAAACTAGGTGTACTTGAAATCCGATACATTAAATCAAGTGGTCCTTCTTTTATTGATTTTTGAACCGTCAAACAATACTTCTTGGCCGATGTATCATAACCGACATAACCAGTCTGATAGCTTGTATTGCCTCCACCGGCCTCGATCAGAGTAGGGCCAGAAAATGCCCCACCATCCGATACATATAAAAATGCATCTGAATAGGTCACATTAAAACCCTCTGCATCTTGAGACGAATAAGAACGGCCCGTTCCGAAGAAAATTCGGCCGCCGGCTGCTGATAACGAGGCGGCAAAATCCCAAATCGGTTTATCAGGCCCAGTGGTGGTGTCTATCGTTATTGCGGTGCTCCACGAATCCGCATTGTTATTGGATATTTTAACAAATGCCGACGAGCTCGTGGCGCCGCTCGTAAAACCCATCACTGCGAATAGGCCTGGCAATGGTTTTCCGTCCGAATCTACCTTGGGTTTGCCGTCGGCATCCAATTGATCCGTACCGACGACAACAGTATTGATCGTAGTCGATTCATCACTAACACCAGGGCTCGCGCAGGACGTCCATGTTTTTGCCGCATCAGTTGAACGATGATAAGCACCGACACCTGCCGCTATCCAACACCCTCCAGCATAGGCAACACTTGTTGCTTCAACTCCATCGGGCATTTTCTTCCAGGTTTCCCCATCATTCGAGCCAACCATTCCACCAGCACCGCAATAGAGAAATCCGGTTATTCCCCAGTTCACATTGACGATCTGTTGCAAAATATCGAGCTGCAGTGACGTAATAAAACCCGCCATCAGATATCCGTCCGGATGAATGGCAACGTTACGGACAAACCAGAGGGTTCGGCATTATCCGATTGAGTAACCCGTAATCCATAGCGATCGCCTGCGACAAATGTCGTGGCAGTTGGAATATTGAAAGTGCCATCTTGAACATGCGCCAGAATGGTAATCGTGCCAATCTGCGTGCCATTTTTCTCGATTGACAAAATGATGTTTGTGGCACCGGTGGATGCCTCGGCAACATCAAGATGAGCATAAGCCCCTGCAGTGCCAGCGGCCAAGCTCATGGGGCGATTGGCAACGAATTGCGCCAGCAATTCGCCCGCAGTGCGTTGAATGCTACCAGGAACGAAGATCGCGGCATCGTAATTGATGTCATGCAATGGCATGAATAATTGATAGAGCGGATTTTGCGCCGTAGTCCCATCGGTGGCATTCGGATCGAAAGGCGCTGGCGGTGGCGGCGAGGTATGATCCTGTAAAACTTGATAAATACCGTTATTGGCCGTGATCATTTGATTGCGTTGATACGGCGTGCTGTTCGTCCATGGTCCGACATACTCAAGAGTAGCAACCGGCAATGGAACGACCTGAGTCGTTCCATCCGTGAAATGAAATGTCATGCTGGTAGACGTATAAGTAACGGTATCGATGCGCTTACCAGCAGCCAAATCGGAGTTCAGAGTGACAATACGCTGATCGACATCATAAAAATTACCATCAACCTCGGCCGCCGCAATCGGCGCGCCCGTTCCGCTACCCCAAGCACCATTTGTGACATAAACGATCGCCATGTAATTTGCCTTCTATTGCACTGCCGGATTCTCGATTATTTTATCTGTTTCTCGTATTTCAATATTGTCGCTTTGTTGAATTCGGGTGTAAAAATAAGGCACCATTGATCCTTGCATCCAAATCTTATTAGCAACATTGATATCGACGAACGTATCTTTATTGACAGTGCCATCGTCGTCCATCTGATAAACACGCGCTACGTCGACACGCCGTTTGCTTTCTGTCGGCCGCGATTGGTTCATGCTTATGCTGTAACTATACGGTAGATTTATAATTCGGCCGCCGGAACCCGTAATCGTTGTGCCGCCCTGACCGGCCTTATCTACCGGCGCCGCCGTTCGTGTTGACGTTGGTCGAATAGATGGAAAAACATGAGGCCGAACGACATTTTCAAGACCGGCCATTATGTTGCCTCCAAATTATAGCCCTGTGGAATTTCCAAATCCGTCATTTGCACTGTGTAATCACTCGAGAATTCGGCATTCATATTTGAAAGTTTAAAGCTTATTGTAGTTTCGTGCGCTTTCAGAAATTCGCGTAATTGGTCATCTCTCGCCGCTATTCTCTTTTGACCATCATCCGTAGTCGTCCGATCGAATGCTGGAATATAGCCTCCAGTTGGCATACCGCTCGGCACGAAGTTTGCGAAAGCATTTCGCTGCGTAGTCGAGTCATTTTCAATAGCAACGTCTTCGACGACCACGCTTGGCAAGCTGGGGCCTGATCCCAAGAAAATAATTCCATCGTCTTGCGGATTTGAATTGACGGGAGAATAGCCTACAGACGAGTCGAGCAAAACAGTTCGATTGATAAATTGTTGATAATCAGGACCGGTGTAGGCAACATCACAATAGGTGGGCGTTCCAGTTACCGCAGTTATGAATCCGCCGTAGCCGATGGCACAACCGATGCGAATCTCACAATCGATTTTGCCGTTTGAACCATCGAGTGCAAGTGAATAGCCAATGATCTTACCAGTGGCGTTCCCAACGCGAGGCTCACTTAGAAATGCATTCTTGCGCAAGGTGACTTCGCAAATTCGAGACAGCTTTGGAGCGAAAGCGATTTCCACGACTCGAGCGCGACGCATCAATTGGGCCTTCGCCAGACAAATCAGGTATTGAATGCTTTGATTACCGCGCGATGTGGAGATATAGGATCGCCGTCCCGGATCGCCGATCGCTGGCGAGGTTCCTTCGCTTAGATTGACAGAACGAATATCTGCCAGTTGCAATGCCTCGCCATCCGCGGGATCGGTCAAAATGTGTTGAACATTGGCAAACAATGTCAATGAAACTGTTTCTATGCATGGGCGTTGCGCCGTATAACCTGCAACCAAGGTTGCCTTGATAGTGTGTTCCGGCAATACGGCGCCGACGGCCTCGACGCTGCGGCTGGTCGATTGAGGATAGAGCAAACCGTCGCCATCTTTCCCATATGTTGTTTGCCATTCGTCTTTTGTAACAATGGCTGGAAATTGTGCGTGTGTTCCAGCATAGCTCCCAACATAGCTGTTCGTCGCTGTGATCGAGCTTTGACTTGTACTCCCATCAGGTCCGATAATGGTCAACGATTCCGTTTCGGTCGTGGTCTTGACGGTCCAATCATAGAGCTCATAGGCCGTCGCGCTGGTGACCGTCCAACCATTTCCGAGTGATGCTCCCGCTTTTGGCCAATTGTCGGCCGTAAAAGTATAAGAAGTGAATGCGCCTGGCACACTCGATGTAGTAAAATGTTTTGCAAGCCATCCAGTCAAATCAATCGATCCTTGTGCCTGCTGCGTCCAATTATATTCCGCATTGACATCGACGCGTGATAATGGGCCGCTTGTCAATGTGAGGCCAAGTCCGTCATAGAGCACTTTGCCATCATCACTGCCACCATCAAATTGAATAGTCCCATCTTCCCCGGTGATCTCGTCCGAAACGGTGAGGATATGCGTTTCGCGATCATAATGCCAAATCTTGGTATAACCCTCGAGCACCAGATCAGGATCATCGCGCCGTTGAGGATCGATCACCACGTCATCGTAAAATGGCAGCACGCGTAATGAATCGGCCAATGCGGCTTTCTGTGATACGAGATCAATAGGCTTTGCAATAAATTCTAGCGTAACCAAATCTTCAAAAAGACTGGTCGGAACGCCGACAAGACGGCCGCGAAATCTAATCAAATCAGGTCCACAATCGAATGCAAACCAGATCCATATTTTGCGACCGGGACCGAGCAGTCCAATGGGATCGCCAGCCACATTGCGCGGACGCCGCACGACGGCAGTTAGATTTGCCGGATCGCCCTCATTCTGCGAAAGCTTAAATGAGAATATTGCCTCATCCCAGCGCATATGCCCGGAGGTAAAAACGGTCTCGCTCGGATCGATCCAAGCAAAATAAGGCATTCCTGCAGGCATTGATCACTGTGTCCTCTGTTCGGCCTCGAGCTGCCATGCGACTTCGGCATCCCATTCCGGGCGGGAAGTATTCCAGCTCATGACCTTGGCAAGGATTGTCAATACATCACCGGCAGAATTGGAAGCGCCGAGACCAGGAATGCAAGTGATGGAGATATCTTGGCCAGGCCAAATTCCACTAAGCACGGGTGCTTCATGGTCGGTGCATGTGATCGTGACTTTATATTGCCGAAATTGCGCGACCGAAATATCCGCGAGAATTCCGCGACAATCGCGCGCCACGTTCTTCGCTTGATCGATCGGCGCGAGCGTCATCGTAATGCCGCGCACGGCATAATCGGAAAAATCGATGGCATCGATGGAAAGAAGAGTATAAGGCGGAACGTGAATAAGGGGCATCAGAAATATCTGCTTGGTTTGCGACCGCCGGAACGGACCTGTGCCAATGCCGAAGCCTTGCGAAGTTCATCTATCGTATCGGAAGACGCGCGCAATCCGCTGATCGCCGCAACGCCAGGAAATTGAATTGTAACGTGGCTCATACCAACTAAACCACCGTCTGCAAACGCCGGGATCGGCCGCAGCGCAGGCCCGCCAAGCGCAAAGCGGCTCATGCCGTCGAGCACGCGCGCCAGGTTGCCGCCGCTGCGCCGCAACGCTTCCAGAAATGCCAGCACGCCGGGTTGTGCCACCGCCCGCGCCGGCATGATGTGCTCGCCGCGTGAGACCCAGGCGAAGTTGCTGTCCGACGTGCCGCTGCCACGTCCACCGATTAGCCCGCCGGCAGCAAAACCACCGCCGCCGCCGCCGCCTCCAGCACTGCCAGTCTCCCCGGATGACGAGCCGCCGAATGTACTCTCTAAATCCCTCTTCAAGATTTCGAAATTTCTCTTGACGCTTTCGGCAAATAGGGAGAATTGCTGCGTCAGCCAATCCCAATTTAAGATACTTGAAGCTGCCGATTGTATGCCATCCCAAATCCCCTGCACGAATGCAGTACCCAATGCATTGCCTATTCTTATTAAAATTGGCGATAATGTCCCCATAATTGCATCGAATGCCGGGGCGAGCTTATCGCCAAGACCGGCCATTGCTTGATCCAACGGTAGGGTTTGAAAATCGTGGACAATATCTGCCAAAACTTTCTTGACGTCTTCCAGCAATTTAGCAAACTCTGGCGCCGCAGCTGCGCCTATTTTTTGGAACGCCGCTCCTACCAGAGTCGATAATTGATTCCATCCCGCCGTCATTTCCCGCAGCGCTTGTTTCTCGCTCTCTGTTTGTACCAACCCAAGCTGTCGCGCTTCGGCCTCCATCTCGCGCATTTTCTGACTGCCCAACGTGTATGACTCGATAGTTTCCGGCGATAATCCCAACGCTTTGCCGAGCCGCTGAACTTCAGCAACGCCCGCCGCGCCCTCTCTGCTGAGCGTGCGGAAAATATCGGCTAATCTGTGATATTGCTCTTCAGGCGTCTTGACTTCAGCGAGAGATTCTTTCAGTGCCTCCAATCTGTTTTGGAACGTCGCCAATGGAGAGAAAGTTTGCGCTGCGCCACTGGCAAGATTATTGAATTTACTTCTCAAATTATCGACGTTGTTCACGAATGCAGTGAACCCCTTATCCCAGTCCGCCCATTGCCGCGTATATCTCGTAACATCCGCTTGCTGGATTGCCTGCGATAAATTGCCGAATTCGGAACTGAATTGCTTAGCGCTGGTGCCGCCTTGCGCAAAAACAATCTGCAATGCCGATAGGTTCTCGAACGATGCCCCGCTGACTTTCTGCAGCTCGGTCAGCGCCTTTTCTGTTTCCTCCGCGGAGGTGGTGAATTTAATTAGACTGGCCGTGACGCCAGTAACTGCTGCACCTATGGCAGTGATCCCTAAAGCTGTCGGACCAAAAGCGGCGCCGACACGTCCTAATAAGCCAAACTGAGAACCGATCGGCCCGAGATCAATTTCTCTAAATGCCTTTTCTATCGCCTGTACCTCGCGCCGGTTCAAGCCAAAAATCTCGGTCGCTTTTTGCGTTGCAGTAGAAAGTCGGCCCATCCCTTGCTCGAGTTTTTGGATGCCGCTAACCATAACTTCCGTTTTTCCTGCCGTCTCCAGTGCTGTGGTGATTTTACCAATTTCGGTGGTCGCGGTGACGCCGAATTCGCTAAGCTTGCGCGTGACGAGCGTCGGATCGAGCTTATCGAAGCCGCCGGCTTTCGCCGCTGCTGCAGAAATATCCGCAAATGCCTTCTGGCCCGCTTCGCTTACACCGGCGAGCTGGCGCTTGATTTCCTCGGTGCCCTCAAGGGCAATCTGAATCGATATCTTTTCGACCATCGTTTTAACTTGTCGTGTATTTCTTGAGATATTTGGAGAATAGTTCCGCTACCTTTGCAGCCTGTTCCTTGACGATTTCTGTGATACGGAATTTTTTCGGTATCCGGACTGAGGGCACGCCGATATATAGCGGTTTGCGATGACGGTCGCGATCTTGAGCGTCAAATAGCACGGGTACGCCATTGATAGTGGCGGAGGTGAGTTTCTTTCCTGATCGGCTTGCAGGTGGCGCGCCATGTTGCGTCGGTATCCATAGAAGCGGCTTACCTTCAATGGTTGCGCCATATTCAAACACGCCGGCGATGCCATATTTATGAAATACGATCGCTTTTGGATTTAAAGTTGCTTCTCCGCCTTTGGTGGCGTTTTCCATGCGATACTTTAATCCTGACATCCATTGGGCATGCTGAAAACCCAAACCAGCAGTGGCGATATTTGCTCGGCCTGCTTTTACTGAATTGTTCGCAGTCGCTTCCAAGGCAGCAACCGCAGCATTGGCAATCGGCTCGCGCTGACGATCCAGCTTGAGCCAATTTGTTTTCTCAACATTGACTTTGAATTTCAAAACCATCTGCCGACCATTTTATGTGCCGCTCAGTTCCTTGACCTGTTGCCTGATTACCTTTTCATCGCCTTGTGCCCCGAGTGCAGCGATCGCCAGTGCATTGGCTTGCTCGATCCGTTGCAATTCCGCATTGAACTCGAGATAGGCCGCTATTTGGCGCGGCGTCAGCATCATTGCATAGTCGGGGGGGAATCCGGATCGGATGAGGGCTGTGATGGCGAGAGCGATTTCCGCAAGCGTACCTTGTAAGGCTTTGTTCCTTCGTCGGCTCGATTCATCAGCGCCATCAGTTGATCGATGAACGAGCCAAACCCGTTTGGGAAAGTCAATTCGAAGATTGCCGTTACTAATTTCAATTGATCTTCAATCAATAAATTAGCGGCGCGTTCTTCGCGTTCTTCGTCACCGAGATGTCCGCAACCGGCAGCAATGATCGGCCCGATCGCGCTGCCAAAATGTTGGATCAAATGCCATCCGATATTCTCACCGCCGCCGCCAAGCAAAGTCGCAAGTTTGGGGAACCGCGCGACAATAGAAGCGATGGCATTGCCATTCAAGCCATGTACGACGAGCCGCATGTCACCATTGATCTTGATTGCCTCCGCCGCCGTTGACGGCGCGATATCTAGTAAATCGGCCATATTTGCCTCACGTTTTTGGATGAACCGTCCAAATACCGAAGAAACCGTTCACGTCTTTTTGCACTTCGGCCTCGATTTGGATCGTCGAGAAGTCATCCGCATCTGTGATGAAGCGGAAATCGCCAGCCGGAATGAATGAAACCGTAGCATCGAAATCGACGTGTTCGCCGATATCGTTCGTTCCGACGACCTTGATTTCTCCGGTAAACTCTGCCTTCGATAGACCACTCAAGATGAGATCGCCCCCAGTGCCAGTGCTCATTTCAGCAAGTGCGAAGAACGACAAATTCAGCCCAGTGATTTCATCAAGCGTGAACTTGACCGTTGCGCCGACCTGGGTGATCGCCGTGAAATCCTTCGTCTTGATGCCTTGGCGCGAAGAAAAGTGCTCCTTCTTCGTTACCGTCGGCGTATAGATGAAGGATGGCGAATTACCAAGATCCGTGAAGATTGAAGCGCCCTTTTCCTTGAACGAGACGATGCCTTTTCCGATGTGATAATTTACAACATTTGGTGAGGTAGCCATGGCGTTCTCTCCTTTCTAGAGATCTGCGGGCCGCAGCACGTATTTGAAGTGGAAATTCGCCTTCAACGCTCCAAACATCGATCTTTCCCAACCGAGATCAGTTTGACATCCTAGATAGCGGATCGTGCCATTTCCAAATCGACCCGTTTTAACGATCTGTTGGTTGAGCTCGGTATCATAGAGAACGAGCCTGATAAGCTCTCGGCGCAACGTGCTGATATCGGGACCGATCTGCGGTGCGAGCTTGAAAATAATAATTTCAGGCATCATCGTTGCCAGTGTTGGCCGATCTGGTGGCCGCATTGATACATCCGTTGCATCATGCGTTTCCTCATCTCCATCGAGCACGGTCGCGGCTGGCAATTGGTCTTCGGTCAAATCGACATAATTGCGAAACACCTCCTTGATGCTCGGCATTGAACCGACGATCACGACAAGTCGTGAAAGGATCTGCTCGCGAACGTCATTCATTCGGTACCCATCAAGAAAAATCGGACTTCACCGAGATCCTCGCCATTGGGACTGCCGCGGATTTCATAGGAGCGCACGGTCCAAGTGCGACCACTGAAGCTCAACGTTGCATTAGCATAATCTGCACGTGCGATTCCTTTTGCATTCAATTCGGGAATGCGAGCGAAGGCGCCAGGTCCAACACTACGCACGTCCGCACCTCTGCTCGTCTGCATCTTTGCGCGCGTGTCATCGATCACGATCAATTCAACTGAGCCCGCTGTGCTGGCAGCAGTAAACGTCGCGGGCACACCGAGTATGCTGTAAGCCGGATTGTAGAGCGTCACATTATAATCGATCATTGTTGCACCGGCGGAAGGCAAACGTGCCGATATCTTCGCGGCCGAGATCAGTTTCGATTCTGCTTTCCGTCACCAAGTCGAAACCGCACATTCTCATCGCGAATATCAACCCATCGCGGGTGAAATACCAACAATGTTCGTCTGGTCTAAAATGCTTACTTCGTAGCGCATGCTCGGCATCGATGAAGATTGGCAACGAGACGAATACCCAATCCCGCACATTGACTAGCAATCGCTGGAAATCCGGAATGTGCTCGAGCACGTCCCATAATGTCATTACATCAAATGAAACCAAGTAGGGATCGACCAACAGCCTGCGCTGCTCGAGCCATGCGATGCCGGCCGGATTGATATCATATCCATAGGTTGTGCGGCGACGCCTGCAACGCAACTCCACGAATGCGCCTGAGCCAATGCCGACATCAATTAATGTTCCGCGATAATGCTGCTCCACAAAATTGAATCGTGCCTGCATCAATGCACGTCCAAGTTCGGTACGAGCGTCGCGATCGAAGCGATCGAAATAATCTTGGTCGTAAGGTACCAATCCTGCTTCGACCGGATAGAAGCCGAGGCCGAGTTGCGGCCACCAAGTCAAGCGGCCATGTGCAAATTGCTCCACCAGCGGGAAAATTGTCCCAATGGATCTGCGATCTTCTTGTCGCAATTGTGTAACATATTCGTGCATTCGCAGAACGCCTCCGGGCGCGCAAAGCCGATACGGCTGAGATCGAGTCGTGGATCAGTAAGCTTGGCCGGTGCGTTATGTCCGCCGTGGCCGCCCAAGACCACGAAGGTTTTTACTCTGAGCGCCAGGCCGGCTGGCACGATCCAACCCACGCCACCAACCATGATGTCTGCGTCCCGCACCAATGCCAGTAATTCACGAATTGCGAGCTGGCCAGATAGGAAATGGCGGTGCGCCGGTGGGACCTCGCCAATAAGCCATTCCTCTCCTGGTGCGATATCCGCGACGGCAACGACCGTATGGGTTGCCATCAATTCTGCGGCAATCGCATTGATATATTCCGGCCGTGGATTGCGGGCCTCATTGCACCATTCCTTGCGTACGGTTACTGGCCGTATTATTGCGATCGGCCGTTCCGATTTGATCGGCGAAGGCCCCATCTCCGGTAGATCGAACAATTCCGGATCGAATCCAATATTGAGCATTGACCATCGCCGCTCGAGCGATTTGATAATCGAATGTGAGGCCAGATCGGTATATCCGACAGTAATTTCCCGCATTGGCCATGGTTGTGTCCAGCGATCCGCTGGCTGGCGCAATACATTCTTTTGTTGCGTGCGTAGGCGACGCGTGCCGCGCCTGAATTTGATATTAAGATCGGAATACAGCTCGGGCCATGGCGTTTCGAGATCGACTTCATATTGGATCGTAGCAGCGCGCACAAAGGGGCGTGAATAGATATTGTCTCCGAGTCCCCACATGCCGCGAATGAATAGGCGATTAGGCTGCGCATTGTGCACTCAGCGTATCCTCGAGTCTGACTATCGGAGCCAGATCGGCCCATGCTGTTCCGGGTGAGGCATTGAATAGAGAAATTTTGAGCGCTTGTAAATTCGGCACGATTGTCATCAATTCCGTATGCTGTTTATCGAAGCAATCAGATCGTTGTGGAAAACGATGTGGCTTATGATGATGCGTCGTGCCATCGGACGCATGCCGGCCATCGGCGCCTAGCCACACGATAGTGCCGCCAGATCCGACCAAATGCACAGCCAAATTCGTTGCTGCGGTCAATGATGTATGTTTTTGCATCAAGCTATCGCGTTGCAATTCCAATCCTGGCGGGCTCATGACGCGGCAAACCAACACTTTTGAATCTTTGACCAATCGAGATACGGTGACAACTCGCCCACGGAAATTCATCACCGCAAATTGATTTTCCGGTTCATTCCACCATCGCCAATCGCCGAAATAAAGGAAATTCGCCCATGGTGCCGCATAAACACTTGAATTGATGACGATCACATTGCGCCCGCGTAAGAGCTCGAGATCCTGATTGAGCACTGATGGACCGCCAGCAATGATGAATGCCGTTTGACTTGGCCATTCGCGCGGGACCGACCAGAAATTCATGCGATATATACTCGCCGGTATGGTCTGATGAGATCGTACACCGATGCCGTAAGATGGCCGGATGCGCCTTGGGCAAATGACGGCGAAACGTAGCTGATGCGGGTATCGCCGTGCTGCACTTCGCGGATCGAAGGATCGCGTGTGCCGGATGTGCGGCCAGCATTGACTGCTTCGATGACGGCTCGCTGTAGCCGGGCCGGTGCTTGTTCCGGCAAATCATATCCACCCGAATAGGTCACGGCGACCGTATTTGGCCAGACTTCATAAGGCCAGTACCAGGCAGTTTGGGAACTATAGTTATATTGATTATTGGGCAGCCATAGCCGTCCGCTGGCAGGATCAAAATGATAGTCGGCCGCGGTTGCGCCTGCGGTTGATACTTCAGAAATGACCGTGACCGGATAAAGCGATAACACCAATGCCTGCCGCATCGCGAAAGTTTCGCCGGGATCAAAAGTAAAAGTTTCGAGCGCCTGTGCCATGCCGAAGCGTCGATCGCAATAATCTGCAATGATCTGTGATTGAAACGTAATTTGCGCCTGCAAGGTCGCATCCTCGCTATTATCCGTGATGCCAAGCGCAAGCTTAAGATCGGCGAGACTGATCAGATCAGGGCCAGCGCTCGCGGTCGATTCTTCGAGAATTTCAAGCACGGAATGCATTACTTGAACCTGATTGGCTCGAGAATTCGTTTCTCATCCGTTCGGGCGTCGCGGCCATCCGTTCCCCGTTTGACGGCAAGACGCCATTCATCTGATTTTCCAGGTCTCGCAGTTGTTGTGCTCTGTGCGATAAAGAAAGATCCGCCGAGCGTAACGCCATCGCCAGGGGCGTAAGTCGCACCCTCTTTCCAGATGCCAGCATCGAGCACGATGGCGGTTTTTATTTCATGCACGGTATCACCGATCATCCAACGCAACGTTCGACCGCCGTCCGAAGTCGAGACTTTTGCGGTTTTGAATGTTCGATCGACTTGCTCGATAATATACTCTTGCAAGAATGTAAGATCGGATGCATTGCGACCGGTCTCGCCTTTTGGCCCACGTTCGCCGTTTTTACCATCAATGCCGGCCGCTCCTGCGATCCCTTGCTTGCCGGGTTCGCCGCGTTCGCCTTTTTCGCCCACTTCGCCGCGCAAACCGCGCTTACCTTCAGGCCCAATTTCACCAGAAGGTCCCGGCATTCGCGCCAGCGCACGTACTTCGGTGAGAGCTCGCTGGCACATAGCCAAACAGATGCTCATGGCTTCCGTGAACGTATATTGCGGAGTGGGGATAGTCCCTTTTTCAATCATGACTCCCGCTCCATCAAGCGACCAATAGGAAACCCATTATTGCTGCTTCATCATCGTTATGGCGACCGATGGCGCTGCCGGACAATTTTGTAATTACGCCGTCAGCATGTCCGCATATACCGATAGATCCATTACTCGTGCTCAACAATTCTTTGAAAGTCGCTGCTCCAACACCAATTTGGCCATGCTGACCGACGGCCGTTGCAATGATGATCCCGATTTGACCTGCACTGCGGCCTGTGGCCCCGACAGCTCCCGCGGCCGCGCCATCGAGATGCGGGAGCGTCCCGAAACCGCGACCGACGGAGCCAATTGTGCCGAAGGCTTCGCCCTCGATCTCTGGCAAAATGCCATAGCCAAATCCGACGATTGCAGGCCGGCGCCGAACCAGCGGAGGATAGCCGCCGCCGGGTTCCGCAATAACGGCCGGAACGAGTTCGGCATCGAGATCATCGGTTGCAGCGATATATTCATAGATGTTGCCAAACAGGATGTCGGCGTTGACAGCAGCGTCGGTAGTATCGGTCGCGCCTTCGATGATACCGCCGTCAGCCGTCGGCCAGACGGTTTCGTCGGCGCTGTAAAGCGTAGTGTCCGCGCCGGGGCCGGGATGAACCGGTTCATAAATTTCGGCCGAGATGACATTAGTAGATGCATCGAGACTTTCGAACGCATCGAATAGACCACCATCCGCAGTTGGCCAGATCGCATTATCGGAACTATAAGCGAGAGTACTAGCATCAATGCCTGGTCTGATTGGTTCATATAAATTGACATCAAAAACACTCATCGCTGTTTCAGATTATTCTATAAAGCGCGATCATCAGTAGAATTCCTTCACGATAATGATGCCCGCTGCGCCATTACCACCTGCTGTACCTGATGTTCCAGCCGCACCCCCAGACCCACCAACACCTACCGCATAAGCATAAGTTGCTGTGGGATTGTTAATGTTCCAAATAACAGCACCGCCAGAAGAGCCGCCAGCACCACAAAGTGCGGCATTAGCTGCAGTTGAGCCGCCGCCCCCTCCAGCACCGCTATTTGCAGCAGCATTGGTCCCGGCTCTAATTCCAGAACCTGTCCAACCACCCCCACCACCAGCCCCGCCAAAAATAGTAGCACCGCCGTTAGCTCCTGGGGCGACTATGCCTGCTCCCGCCGACTGAGAACCATCTCCACCATGTCCTCCTGTAATATCAATCGTGCCGCCACTCGCCGTGCCCGGAGTGCCAGAAGTGGAATATGTCGAATTGGCCGCCGCACCGCCGGCAGTCGCAGCACCAAAGATCGTGTCGCCACCAAGAGTGCCGGGACCAGGACCAGTACCACCACCTCCACCACCAGCTCCACCTCCGACCAATGTTACCTCGATCCGGTTGCATCCTCCCGGCGTGGTGTACGTACCGCTGCCCGAGGTGAGCACCGTCGTGCTTGGCTGCGTGATCGCCGCGCTGACCGAGGTAGCGAGAAGTTCGGTGACGATGACGGCACCAGGAGCACCGCCGCCGCCGATAGCGGAGGTCGCCGAACCGGAGGTGACACCACCAGACCCGCCAGAGCCATAACCAATAGCCGGATTTCCATTGAAGCTGCCCGCTGCATTGACGGCGGGTGGAGCAGCGCCGCCTCCAAAGGCACTCGACCCGCCAGTGCCGCTGAAGTCGAAAGCACCAGAAGCAGAGCTGCTTCCACCACCAACACCACCAGCGCCACCAAAGGTAATGTCTCCAACTTGACCGGCTTGCACACCACCGGTCCCACCGACAAAAGAACCACTAGCGCTCGCATGGCCTCCACTTCCTCCATTTGCGATGCAGAGCGACCCAAAACTTGTTACGGTCCCAGCGCCTCCATCAGCATTAGCGCCGCCCGCCGCTCCCGCAGCGCCAATAGTTATTGTTTGAGATACACCTACCTGTGCCGCCGTAAGAAACTTGCGAGCGTACCCTCCCGATCCGCCTCCACCACCGCAAATATTTATGTTAGCACCTCCAGCTGCCACTCCTGCCCCGCCGCCACCACCACCCACGCACTCAATAATCGCCGAGATCAAATTGCTCGGCGCTGTGTATGTCCCGCTCGCTGTGAACGCCTTGATGTTCGCCGTGGTGGCGACATTCGATCCGAAGCCCACCCACTTCGCGCCATCCCATTTCCACGTCGCGCCAGCGTCAGAAAACAACTGGCCAGTGGTCGGAGAAGCTGGGAAGTCGAGTGCCATAGCTACTTCACCCGTCCATAGAGAACGACCGAACCACCAGAAAATGAAGAACTACTAGTAAAGATACGCACGCCATTAATAGCAGGCACCGGGTCAGCAGGAGCCCATTCTGCGTTATTGAACGTACTAGTAGAACCATAGGTTGGGTTGATTCCCATAACGGTAGAGATGAATTTTTTCCTCATTCCATTACCGCTTGGCGTAAAGAACTTTGTATTACCCACAAATGGCACCCCCGCAACAGAATTGGCATGCATCAGATCAACATACGTTTGCGCAAGGATATTAGCGCCGCCCGACGGCGTCGAGCCTATCTGGCCAAGATAGTAAAAGTATTGATAGTTAGTGCTGACCCAGGTCGAGCCACCATCAATGCTGACACGTAGCGCTATA